ATCTTCCACCATGATTTTCTATAATCATTCTATACCCTGTATCTTTTACTTTTGCCATTTTGTAACACCATCTTTCTCATAAAATGAAAGTCGAAATTCATTTATTTTCTTCGTACCACAAATCAGAAATTGCATGAGTTAATTCTATTTGCAACATCCATGTCGTATTTGCTCCAAAATCACAGCTGTAAATTTCTCTGATTCCACCCAAATCTGTCTCAGGATCAAAAAATCCAGTTTCTTCTACTTTAAGAAATTCACCATACAATTTTATTAATTCTTCTTTTGATTTTGTTTTAAAAATATTAACGTGTCCCATATATCATACCTCCATTTTAATAAATTCAGTCTTTCAATTCCATTATATATACTCCAAAACATCCAGTTTTCCACATCTAATCATCTTCCTCATTATAATCCCATCCGAATATTTCCGCAACTTCTTCTCTTATATCTTCATCAGATCGCATAGCGCTGCAGCAAATACAAACTCGAATCGTTTTCTGTACTTTTTTCCCTAATATCTTGCCATAATAAGTATATTTTGAATTAGGTAACTTAATTTCACTTGCTCCGCATAGCAAACAATGTGTCATAATACCTTTCCTCCATATGTAGTATTTATGTTGTTTTGTAAAACTCTTATTTTGAAAACTGGTTTTCATCTACTATTGTAAATTACTCATGTCTAAAGACACGAGCTTCCTGCTTCAACCATATCAAAAATTTCATTCCAATCAGAATAATTTTTCACTTTTTCCTGCGGAACTAATAATTCATATTCTGATTCAATTTCTTCTTGTGATCCATATCCATTAAAACTAGGAACACTGCCAATTTCATAGGCATTATGTCTTTCCATTTGTCTAAAAATAACAATGCTTTTCTCTGTAAATTCTCCCATGTGTGTAGCGTAGCTATCAATTTGAATAATTGACTTATCTTTTTTATTTACATAAATATCTCCAAGCCTCATTTTATTTCCTCCGTAAAATTCTCATTTCAGACATCCCAATTACATGGTGAAGTTTTACCTTTGTTTAATTCACACTGAACTGTTTTTATACCGTTTTCTTCAACATACCCTTTAAAAAAAGGACATTCTTTTTCATCATATACACCTCTAGTAGCACACCAATTCTTTATAAAAATAGCCGCTTCAATCAATTTATTTTTCATAAATTCACCCTTTATTATTAATTGCTTTATTTAAATTGACTTACACTCTCTGTATTCTGATTCTGTAATTAATCCTTCATTATACATATCTTCAAGCGTTCTAAATATCGCATTCGCTCTCCAACTTGCATAACAATGACCATCAAATTCTCCAACAACTGCATCTTTATTCTCTTCTCGTTGTTTTTGTAATTTCTCTCCCAAATCCCAATTATGAAAGAAAAACGCTTTATATTGAGCTGCAATAATTCTCAATAATTCTATTTCGTATTCTTGTGAAATTAATTTCTCTTGTGCATTTAATAATTTCAATCCTGCACTTCCTAATGGACTGTTCTCAATTCTATTCTTAAAATATTTGTCATTCATAATGATTCTCCACTACAAAAATCATATACCGGCTGAACATCACCAATGTTAAATCCATTCTCAAACCAACAATGATCTGATACATCTGGAATATCTACAATAATATGATCTGTATATGTTTCCTTTACTGTACCTATATGTGTATCTCCATCAAGCCTGCATTTTACTATTTGACCCACTTTAAACAAATGTGTTAAATCCGCCATTTTGAATACCGCCCTTTCATAATTTCCTCCATTTTCAACCTAAAACTTTTGTTTCAAATACAATTCTTTAGCATTTCTATCGCTTCATTTAACGCTGTCTGTTTTGCATTCAATTCTTTTTGTAATCTCTTTATCGTCTCATCTCTGTCCTTCACCATAAGCTTTAACTGTTCTTTTGTAGCATTATATATATTCAAATGCTCTCCATTTTCATACTGTTTATTTGTCATAATTTTCTATTCCCATATTCTCCGTCAATAAATCAACTTTGTTCCACATTCCGGACAATGCTTGGGACGTAACTCTTCTTTCTCATCATTTCTAGCTAATGAATAACCGCATTCCGGACATAAAATTTCATCATCAGCATCATCTCCCTGGCGTTTTACCTCAATTCCATCTTCATATTTTTGTTGCATTTCTGCCAGAGTAAGAGCCACTGTCTGAAATAAAATTGCCGACTCATGAATTTTCTTTTCTAATTTCAATAAATTTTTATATGATTCATAACAATCTTTGATTATATTATTTTCGTTTCTTGCAAATCGTGGAACAAATGTTCCAAAATCATTTTTACTGGCAAAATGTTTTGAAGAAATTGCATCACGATCAATATTTTTATAGATTCCAACGTAATCATGAATAAAATCATTATTAGTAGAATCTAACCAAGCCTTTAAATCAATATCAAATACCTGCACTGCATAATTAATATCCATAGAATGACTGAGCCGGGAACTATACATAATTCCCAGCTCCGCTGCTCTATCAATTATTTGATTAATCAAAACTACTCTTGTTTTTGCTTCTTTTGTATCTTTTACGTTTTCCATTCCACTTACCTGCCTTTCGCTTATAATATCTGCTATTACAGCAGACCCACATTTTTACTCCGAATACACCAGCAGATACTTGAGCATACTTAAAACTTCTGGATATAAATGAATGCTCATAATCATAAAACGGTGCTCTTCGAATTTCATCTACATATCGCTGTTTCATATATTCCGTTGCATCACTAATATTTAAACACTCAATCACCTCTGTCCTCTTATTGCTATGTATAATAATTACGCTTATCTTCTTCATGTTATATCAGCCTCCCAGTTATATGCGAACGTTCGTTCTGTTTTTTGATATTATTGTTATACCATACTGAGAGGCTGAGGTCAATATTTAATCGAACATATTTTCGATTTATACAGATTTTTTAGGATACAGCTCTTTCATTCTCTTAGTGAAATCAAAATTATTTGCTTCAATAACGCGTTTCATATAAGCGAATAATTTATAGTACAAACCTCTATACTGCTCTACTGCACTTTCTACATCTGCAAGAGAATCATTCAAAGACATCATATTGCCTTTAACACCAGGAACTCTGCATCCATGAAACTTAATTAAATTCATAAGTGTATAATAAGAACCTTCTCCCTTGAATGCATCTTTCCATTCTCTACATTTAGGAGTTTCATTAGGCAGTCTATACATATTGGCACAGAACTTTCTTAATACTCTATATAAATCTTTATATGAAAATGTCATTGAGTGATTTCTGATGTTAATAACTACTCGTTTTACATCTGCAAAGTTGCTTTTCTGTGGATAATATACATATTTGTTAAGATCTTCAACAAATATATTTCTACCAAAAACCTTCTTATAAGGAACACCTTTACATTTATGCATCGGAAGTTTATTAACATAAATCTCAAGTTTATTTATATAATCATTACATGTAGCAGAAACAACATCCGGAATAAAGAATCTTGACCTTTCAGCAAAAGCTTCTGGATCCCTATCCTGTAGTTCAGCTAATACTCGAATTTCTTCTAACATCATTTCAAACTGATACTGATATCCATAGTGATCGTTTAAATATGCGTCATATCCAGATTTACCTGTATAATAACTCTTGTAATTCAGCATTCTAAACATTTGTGCCATAACCCATCTTCTATGAAGACGAGTATTTCTTACATATCCATCTTCATAAATCTGAGATAAGAAAGACTCCTCTTCTGAATTAATTCTTTTCTTCTCCGGATTTACAATGACAGGACTTCCATCTTCGCTGATTGTTACATTAATTGTACTGCCAGGTTTTAAACCTTCCGGTAATGTTACGCTGAAGTATTTTCCTGTTTCAATGTTTGCTGCCTTTAATGCTTCCATTCTGTTCTCTCTTGATTTTTTCATAGTTTTATTCTCCTTTGTATTTGTTTTATTTTCTGTAATTTCTCTCCAACCAAGTACAGCGCTATCTGTATAATTACGCCATTCATAATTGCCATATTTACCTTTGATCATCATGTCTTTTTTGGTAGTTCCATTTTTTAAAAGAATTTCTACTTCCTTATATAATTCTGGGGTATTACCATAATTCCAATTCATAATCTACATTCTCCTTTTAATTTAATTTCAAAATTCTATTTGCTGTAATTAATTACCTCATTATTCTAATTTCAACCCAAGCATCTCTTTCGCTATTTCCTTCACGGCTCTTCTCGCTGTCCAGTCAGTATACTCTTCCGCACAGGCCACGCAGTGGTCATACATAAACCTCACCAGGTCACCGGCATCTTTGATACTATCCTTGATTTCGGCAATCTTTTTTCTTTCTTCTTTTTTTAATTTGTTTTGAAGTTCTTCTCGCGAAGCATACAAATCTTTCAGCAGACAGCTGCTGTCTCCGCCGTCATCCCAATGTATATCTGCGTATGGATACTTCTCCGGGTTTCTGGCAGAAACCTCTGTTTCGCCAAGCGCCGTGATTTTTGCACTATGGATGTCCTCTGCCCACGGTTCGAAAAACCATACTTCCTGCCCAATTTTTGGATTTTTAATCATTTTTCGTTCCTCCTAACATTTGATCCACTTCTTCAGTATAATTAAATCTTTATCCTTTCCCTGATAGAACCAATGACTGCCCATCTGCTCTTCGTCCCAAGTCAAATATCCTGCCAAAGAGGCACAAAGAATGAATGCTTCAAGCGCAGCTCTTGCATAATTTCGGTCTTCACCAGTAACTAACTGTTCATCCGTCATTTCGTCTGGCTTTAATGCACGAAAATATTCTCTTTGTCTGTATTTTTCGCTTCTTTCACTTGGAATGGAATATTTGTATTTGTGATACAGATTTTCAATGATCTCAAAACATATTTCATTACATTTCTTTCTTGATGTATCAGAGTTAATTCCGTCAATCACGATTAAATCGTGACGAATATCATACATAGAAGATTCTATATATTTTTTATCTTCACAAATTAATGTTTTATTCTTTAAATCTGCTTTCCATCTTTTGTTTTCACTGCTAAAATTGGATAAGAAATCTCCATAAATACTCATTCTATCTACTTCCTTTCATTTTATTTTATATTAACTCTGTATTTCTGAGACATTCCTTTAATGGTTTCATATATGAAGGTTATCCGGAGG